GTGAATCCCTCTCGACGCGGATTACTCCAGCCGCCGAAAGCACTCTCGAAATCGAAGTAGCCTCGATCCTCCAGCGGCATGATGAGTGATTGCTCGTCATCCTGCCAATGGAGGGTGAGGCGAAGACCTTTATCAATGCTAAAGAATACTCGGTCGAGACGAAGAATCTTGGGCGAGTTGTGGAGTCCTGAGATATTCGTGATAGGAGTAAATGCCAGGTTCTCCGCACCAATATCTCCAGCCACCGTGTATCGCACACTGGCGTTTCCGTCTACGGTCGAATAAACACTAAGCATCCTAACGCTCCTGCGCAGCGTAGAGCAGGTCAAAGGTGGCTGTGGTCGAGGCTGCTGCTCCAGACTGCATCGCTAGTGTGGGAGCAAGAGCAACAGTTGGGAGGCTCGTCGGCGTAAACCTGGCAACAGGGCCAAGCACTGCAGTGTTCTGGTTTAGCGTCTGGCCGATCAATCCAGCCCCCATGTAGCACAGCACATCCCCTCTTCCGTTATAGACCATCCCAATGTCTATGTCGGTGGCGGCGGCGTAGCCAGAGACAGTATCGGGAACAGTGACTGTTCCGACTACAGCACTCCCTTTATGCATACTGAACACCCAACCAGTAGCTGAGTGTGCCCGCGTAGCTACCATGCCGTCGGTGATAGTCGCCGGAGTAGCGGTTGACTGAATCAGGCCAAGCTGGAAGACCGGAGCCGAGGAACTCGCGGCTTGCATACGGCAAAGGAATGCAGTCTTCTTTGTCGCCGACATAACGATCGTTGCTGCGATAGTCTGGAGTTCGGCAATGTCAGCGGCAAGCGGTGTGCTGGCATTCGTCGTAAAGAGCATACGGCCATTCACGCCGCCCGCCACAGCTGCCACCGTCCCGTTAGTGTTGACAGTGACGGTATACTCCCCAATCAAGTACGACATAAAGTCGTCAAAGAAGGTGGCGTAGAAGAATGGATCTGGCTGACCGATCAGCCCAAGCGGTTGAAACGGAGCGTCCTGGGTGAAGCCTGCGGTAACTCTCATCGGCGTACTGCTCATGATAAAACTCCTATAGTGTTAAAACACGCCTTGCGGCAAGGACTCCTTTCGGAGGATACTTGTTGAATCCGCGCGGATTATCGTGGCATAATCCGCGCGGATTGGGCAAGTAACCTTACCGATCAGGGTCCATTACTGCCGTACAGACCACGCGGGTCGTTCAGGATTGTGCTGAACCGCATGTAGGACGCCGCCTTCGCGTTCTTCGTATCGAAGTCATTGTCCTGGTCAAACATCGTATGGTCGCGCCAGAACCAGATCAACCCCTCCTGCACGTTGGTCCTGATGAACCAGGAGTGCGGGTTGGAGAAGTAGTGGTTCATGTGAATCCCGCCAGGGAACACATTCGTCGCCTTCAGCACGTTGATGTTGTTGTTCGCGCTGTCGGATTGGAGAACGCTCTTCAGAATACGATTTGCGTTGTACCATTCCTGGACTGCGATGTGGAGGCTCCGCGGCATCACGCTGATCAGATTCCCTCGATCATCCGTAGCTTGCATGATCTGGATCGTAAGATCCTCCAGGCTTGCTTCGGACAGGTCGGCGGCAGGGTTCAGCGCATTGCTGTACGTACCTCCGGTAGTGTTGACGTGGGCAGTGGAGCACCACGCTACGCCATCAGCGGTCGTCTGAAACGTCGTGGCGAAGGCGGAGTTGAATGGGAATGCCCCAACCAGCTCCATCGTCTGACGCATCGAGAAGGCATTGCCGGCGGCCCGGCGACTCGCCACTTTCTCGTACAGGTTATCCCTCAGCTCTTCGAACGTGACGATATACCCCAGCGCGTACGCGGTAGGCTGCGCACGAGTGATGGGACCCTGGAGTTCCGAATCCCAGGATACCGGCGCACCCTCGCTCTTAACCGGGGCGGTGCCAAAGGGAGTGATCTGCGGCAGAATCTCATACGCCTGATCGGACTCCCGCACGTCGTAGAGTTGCGGATACTCCTCGGGGTGTTCTGCATAGACCTGACCCCAAGTGTCGTAGACTCCCGGCCAAAGGAGGACTGGATGTGAACCTGTGTTGATAGGACCTGCGGGCATGATCGGTCTCCTTTACACGCCAGCAGCACCGGTACCAGTACCGAGCTCATGGACATTGATTTTGACAAGCCACTTTGCATATGCCCCAAACGCATTGTTCTGCCGGCGAACCAGACCCATCAGCCTCACGGCAAGGGTCGCGGTTGTAGCGGGAGTTGCGTCAGTTGCACTGCTCAGTAACCACCCAGAAAGATAGCCATTGCCGGTGCCGGACTTCAGGATCGTGTTCAGGCCAACATCAGCCGCGGCGAGTTGCGTCCCGTTCGAGTTCTCCTGAACCTCAAAGATCACGTTCGGATCATCGACGACCTTGGCGTACCAGACACGCGAATCACTGGCCGAGCGATAGGTCTGGAAAAGGTTGGTTGGGTCGAAACCCGCGCTTCCTTCATACACGCCCAGGCCGATGATCACGCCCCTGATTGCACCAGTCCCACCATAGATCGCAATATCTGGCACACCGTTTGCATCAGCACTCCCGCCACTAATCACCGGATCTCCGATGTATAGGGCAGTCGCGTAGTTTGCGTCGATCGAGTAGACTCGACTTTGACCATTCCAGGCCGAACCGTTCAGATACTGAACCGGCGAAAGCCCTGATGGTCGATTAGCATTTGCCATGAAACCTCCAACTAATCAAGAAGGCTTACGCCTTCCGCTTAAGAAAATCTGGTATCTTGGTGCGGGACTTGTCCACATAACGCTGAGCAGTGTCGGTGCGGTCTTCCCTCTCCGCGCCGGCGAGCCCGCCCAGCAGTGACTTTCTCACATTCTCCACCCGCGAACCATCGCTTACCAGCGCTTTTTGATCCTCTTCCCACCATTCCTGTTTGATCTTCATGAGGATCAGGCGGACAGCTTGTCCATCTGGCCCAGTATCGCTGCCTGCGATGATGCTAACTCTCGAGCCCATGTCGGTGTTGCCGTCTTGGGCAGTATCACTCCCGAGAACACGATTGTTGAGCTTGACTTCTGCCTTCCCTACAAATTCATAGCCGCCGTCAATGGCGCGCTGGATTCGCTGTGCAGTCCCCATAAACCAATGGAGATGGTAACCAGGGATTTCCGGCACAGCAAGGCGCGCGACGGGCGTACTGAATGGAATGCGATTCCTCTCGGTTGTTGGTGTACCGGCAGCCTCGGAGGGAATAGCAGCATTTTCTACGTTTTCTTTGACTAGGCGTTCCATGACTCAGTTTCCTTTATGAAAAGTAACCCGTCTCTTCGAGTTGGGCAATGTAATGCTTTTGGTAATCCTGTGCTGTCTTAAAGCGGCCGTTGGGATTGACGAATTTCTTGGCGTACTTGTCGCAGGCGGCCTTCGCTTCAGCAGGGAGGTCGGCGTAGGTACGGCCGCCGACTCCGCCCTGCGAGGCTCCGCCAGCACTCGCACCGACCTTGGTCTGACGACGTGGAGTAGCTGTTGCAAGGGCCTTATCCACGGCGGCGTAGAATGCTGCACCCTTGAGCTGCGGATTCTCCCGATTCAGCCGAGCGGCTACGGCCATTGCCTCATAGGTGCGCTCGGGGTCTACATCAAACCAGTCATTGTGCTCCTTCCAGGCGAGGTACTCGGGGGTGAATTGAGGAGCCTCAGCACCATTCTTCCTTGCCGGCCGTTCCTCTTCATCCTCAACCTCTGCTACCGAGGTATTCAGGCGAGTGAGCTGATCAGTCGCCTCAATCTCCGCGTCTACGTCACCGGACTCCCGGGCAGTCTTCATGTTAGCCTTCAGCTGCTTTCGCAGTTCCTCCGTTCGCCGAGTAACTTCCTCGTTGTGAAACTCCTCCAGCGTTGTGAAGTCCTCGCGGGCGGCTTCGAGTTGCCGGGATACCTCAGCCAGTTGTGTCCTCATGCGAGACTGCTCAGCGAGAAGGCGCTCGTTATTCTTCCGCATAATCGGCATAACGTGCCGACCGTGCTCGACGAAGGCGGCGGCGGTAACCCACTTCTCTGGATCGCCGCGGAACTCGTCTTTAGGTACCCAACCCATCTCGCGCGCCTCAGCTTCCGCACCCGACGCTTCCAGTTCATTCAGTTCTTCCTCAGTAGCCATGACTCACTCCTCGATTGAACAGAAAATATCACTTGCATTTACCAGACGATACAGCTTCCCATCCTTCGTCTGACTCGACATGAAGCCGGCGAACTTCACCACGAGGACCTTATCGCCCGGCTTTGCTCGCGGCTTGGCCTCATCCTTCCAGCACTCCGGTCCTACCTCGATCACGACGCAGCGCTGCTCCACCATGCTCATCCTCCCCTTCGCCTCGAAGGGAATCTCTATGATGCTGCGCTTTACTTCCGGCTCGTAGTTCCTCACCAGCACTGCATGACCAAGCGGATGCAACCCGCTCTCATTCACTCCGGTGAAACGGTCAGTATCCTGGTCCAACAGGTCCATCGCCGGACTGTCCATCTTCAACTCGCTCTGGTTGCTCACTCTGTTCTCCTACAATGCTTGCATAGTCAAGGGCTTCGAACTCCCCGTACACGCTGCAAGCCCCCGCAGCGGACGCATTAGCCACAGCTGTGGCAAAGTGTTCCACGTGAGTGAAGTGGCCAGAAGCCCACATCTCCATCCGTTCATGCCGCTGCTCCCTGGCCCATGCTCGCAGAGCCAGCGTTGCCGGGTCCTGGAGCCATAGCTCCCACGCTTCCTTGGTTGGTTTGTCCATCCTGACTTCCTTTCATCATAAGCTCGAGATGCTGGAGAATCGTATCGTTGTGTTGCTTGATAGCGCCGATGGCCGCTTCCATTGCCGCGATCTGGTGCCCCTCTGCAACTCCGCCAGCCTGTGCGATAAACTGCTCGGCCTGTGCGTGAAGTTGAATAATCTTTGCCTCGTTCAACTTGTGCTCTTCCAGCATCTTCTGGATAAACATCTGCTTGTCGTTCTCGAGCTTCATCTGGATTCCTTGAAGCTTGAGCTGCTCAACCTGTGCCTTGAGGTTCGGGATGGGGGTTGCCTGCGGAGACTTGGAGCCGAGGTAGAGCACCTTCGCATCGTCTACGTGCATAGCTTTGAGAACACGAGTTTCCACTGCATCCCAGTCATACCCCGGCGTCGTATGCGCCATCTCGCGGAGGCCCAAGGCGAGCTTCAGCTGCTCTGCTTCGCTTGTAACATTCGGATTGGCGACAGGACGAATGCGCTTGGAGTCACCGAGGTAGTCCTCTCGGTAGGCCATATCTGCGTCCTCTCCGAAGGAGGACTCCGCCGGCAAGTAGATCCCGTTGAGCACATAGCGCTTACGAAACTCTTCCTTCATCCCTCGCCAGACTCGCTTGAAGATGGCGGAGTAAATCTTCATCCCCATCTCAATCATGCTCTGCGTGGTCTGGGCTGGTGTATTCTGCCCAGGGTTCTCTCCCATAATCGTGTCAGTCGAGCCGCTAATCCGGTTCGCATAGGTCACGATAAAGCCAAGGAGCTGGAAGAGCACATTGCTAGGCTCGCGGACAGGTAGGGGAAAGACGGACTTGTGCAGATCATCCCCAGTCGAGTCCACACGATTCCAGCCGAAGGGAGTGAATTGATAAACGCCGCCACGAATCTTGGCTCCGCGGCCAAGGAACCCGCCAGCGGTATTGCTCATCGTGCCAGAGTCAACAAGCTGATTCACAATCGAGTTCACCGACTCGTTCAGCGGGCCAAGGAGAACTCCAAATCCCACGTCATAGATGCCTCCATCCGGCGACGGAATGAAGGAGTACTTCGTAAAGTATTCCTCCGCGATGATTGAGATAATCTGGCCCTTGTACTCCCCTACTTGCACCCGCTTGATATCAGCTTCCTGCGCTACACGCGAGACTAGGCGCAGGACACACTTCGAATTCTCCTCTACCGTGATAATCCAGGGCTCGTCATACCCGTCCCCGTCCAGGTCGAGATCGCAGTGCTGCTCCAGCGCGTAGAACGGCGTGGTCTCGTCGGGCTGGTAGGAAGGGTCCTGGCCAGTACGAGCATTTGCACGCGACTGCTGCGTTGTCGGCTGCGGAGTCGTCGGCTGAGCATACCAAGATTCCTCCAAAACATCCCGATAGATGCCGGAAAGGACGCCTTCTCGGATGGAATTGCGGGAAAGAGGGATACGGTGGGTCTTCCGCGGGCAGGATTCCACCGACTTGGCCCAATAATTGATCACCAGGTCCCTCGCGAGGACCAACTCACTCACTGGATGGTCAAGTTTCGCGTCCTGATAGGTCTTGACAAAGGCGCTTCCGACGATAGCGAGGTTGAGAAGGAGGCGATCATGCTGCTCTTCCCAAGGCTGATCTTCCTCCAGCACCTGATAACTCATGTGGCGAGAGACCCGAAGGGCTCGCTCGGTCTCGTGGCCGGTAGGGTCAGCCCCGATCACTCGCATTTCTGCGATCTCAGTCCCACTTATAATCGCGGGATAGGCCTTGGAGTGAAACTGCATTGCCCCGATGGTCACAAGGGGGAAGGCAATGTTGGAGCAATTCGGCCAAGGGAAGTTCTTGGCCTTCTGAAGCTGCATTGCGAGATCCATCGCAGCCTCGGTTCGCTTTTCCCATTTGGCTCGAGACTGCTTGTCGGCGACGTATCCGTCGAAGACCCAGCCGCCGATCGCGTCGAGATCCTTCTGGCCGAAGTAACCTGTCAGATTCGGCGACTCGATGGTCGCTTTGCCGAGGCTGAGGTGCTTGTCGAGGATAAGCATGGTCAGTATCCCGTAACCGCCGACCGACCTTGGTCAACTGCAGTTCCACGATTCCAGAATCCCCGCTCCATCTCATCATCCTCGGCGGAGTTGAAGTCGTCTTCCTCCACCTGCGGCGCTGCATCTAGCCCGAGGACAAGGGTAGCGGCAGAGTCAAACTGATCGTCCAGTTTCGCCATGGCGCTGCCGGTAAACTTCAACTGCTCTTCCTTCGCACCCTCGTAGCCCTCTGCGCGAGTATTCCATCTAGTCGCGCCAGCACGATGGCGTTTCTTCAGCGGAGTGCCTCGCGTTGCCTTGTCCTTCACCGGGGTCAGTACCTCTAAATTGAGGTACTTGTTCCGTGTCTGCATCTCCTGGTAGACCATGTTCTTCACTGCCTGCCAGATCACGCCACCCTCAACGTAGTGGACCTCGATGTTCCAGCGTGCGTCCACTTCGAACATCAGGTCGATCCAGCCAAACTCGCCACGAGCCTTCTCCGCCGGCGAAACCGAGGGATTCCATCGCCCTACACGAAAGTCCATGAAATAGGTAAGGTTGCGGGCATCTTGGCCACCGACAGTCGCACTCGTCCTGTTAGCCATATCCGCCTTGCTCACCGCGAAGTCCCATCCGGCGCACAAGCGCTTAGGCACATCGTAGTCTTCATCGCGCATGGGAATGTAGTCGTCGCGGCGGAGGAACGCTTCGGCGGAGTCTTGGGGATCGTTGAGGAACTCTTGGGAGTATCCGGCGGCATCCCCGTCCTCGATGAACTCCTGGCGGCGATCCTTCAGCTGCGCCACGCTCCAGCGCTCGGGCCAGAGAAGGTTGGAGAAGTCGTCGAAGCTGCGGTGGGCGGCGTAGAAGAGATGCTTCCACGTCTTGTTCTTCCGCAGGCGGGAAAGGAGAGAATCGTCATGAAGGATAGTACCGTGGACACGAATCTTCCCCTGCTTGCCCAGTGCTTGCTTCGCCGCCCGGAAGAACCAGCGGCGGAACTTCGCCCGACGTTCCTTGTTCTCGACCTGTTCATCATCCTCCATATCGTCACAGACGAGGAGATTGGGGCGCTTGCCCTTCCATAGCCGCCCGCGAATGCGCTGCTCCGCGCCCTTCGCAAGTATACGGAACTTCCAGCCATCCTCCATCTCTACGATAATATCGGTGCTGGAGACGCGGACGAACTTCTTAACCTTGAACTCGCGGATCAGGTCATCATTCTCCTGAAGCTCCTCTGTAATGTTCCCGAGCTGTTCGGCGGCCCCATCCTCCGTCGAACCGACAAGGATCACGTAGTCGCTTGAACGGAAGAGCACCTCCGCGAGAGTGTAGACCGTTGTGAGTGCGGTTGACTTAGCATGATCCCGTGGAGCCACCACCTCAACCGCGGGATTGTCGGATGCGTAGAGTGCCCAAGCCTCGCGGTGGAACGGAGGAGTCGGGCAGGCCTTATCATACCGAGGACTGATGAACGTCCCGGCGAAGGATTCGATGAGGTCGGGAGTGAGCTTAACGGGCAGCAAAGCAGCACGCCTTTCGGATGTACGCTGAAGCCTCAGCAAAGGTATCAAAGTCGGCAAGACAGACGAAGCGGGTCCAAACTGTAAAGCGCTCCGCCGCCCGACGAATACGAAGCTGGCTCACAGGTCTGGTACCACAGCAAGGAATGCAGGCTTCTGTATCGTCTGCCCAGCGCTGGTTGTGATTGTGCATAAGAGTTCGTACATCACCCCAACAGTCCCTGCGGTCACCTTCTGGGAGACTTTTGCGCCAGAGGAGGTAGCGCTGCCACTCAGAAGGGCCGAGGGAGAAGCATCAGTGCCGCTGTATACGGAGGCGGCGACGGTCTGCGTAGAGATCGTCTCCCCCACCGCGAGGTCGGAAGTGAAGTCAAAGACCTCCGTCACGGTGGAGCCGGCGACCTTGGGGTC